TGCTGTAGAAATAGCCGGGGGTGGCCAGGCTGAACTTCTGGCCGTTGAGGTACTCGATGAACTTGGTCTGGCCCTCGTCGGACAGGTGCTGGAAGTAAAACTTCGCCGTCTTGATCGCCGAGGTCGTGCCGATCTCCACCCAGTTCTTGTCTTCGAGATAGTGGGCGCGCTGCCACTGATCGAGCGGCAGGGTGTCGATGTTTTCGGCGGTAACGAGGATGGAGCCCTGGCGCTCGAAATTCGACGACGAGATCACGCGCGGCTGGCCGACGGCCGGGTCCGGCATGTCGACATAGGCCTTGTAGCTCTTATCGGTCGGGGTGATCTTCATGCCGGCGTCGGCGCATTCGAAGAAGCGCTCTTCGGTGATCGAGCCGCAGTAGGAGCAGGTCCCGTCCTCGCGCAGGCTTGGCGCGTCGATCTTGAATGGGCCGCCGCGCGCTTCGTTCTCGTAGCGTCCGCATTTGAATGGCTTCTCGGCACTCATGTCGTGCTCCTTAGTAGATGGGGTTGATGGTGGATCGGCATCGAGGGTGGAGTGGTGGGACCATGACGCCCATGCGTGTGAGGTCAGCAGAAGATTGTCCCTCGACAGCCGCAGCCCTGACCCACGGCGTGCGCGTTCGTCCGGCCATGGGGTCTGGGTCATTGGCAAGTCCATCCATGAGGTTGACGGCGTCGGCGACGAGGAACTCCCGGCCATTCATCGATCGGCAGATAGCCGAGGTCTTACCGTCGATCACAGCGACGAACTGGTAGCCGATGATGCCGCGTGCCTGCATCGTGCGCAGGTAGCCGTAGTGGTAGCCGCGCGAGGCGGCGAGATTGGCGATCAGCTCCCAGTAGGGGACCGTCCTGAAATGATAGGCGATCGCGGCCTGTAGATCGGTGAGGCTCGGCGCGTCGATGCGGTGGAAGGCGGCATCGATCGCAGCGCTGATATTGGGGACGATCTGGGTGTTGAAATAGCGGTTGGTCGAGTAGCGCGTGGCGCCGATGATCGCCTGCTCGAATTGCCTGGCGCTTGGCGTGCTCATCAGCGGTATGTCGTAGCCACTGCCGCCAGCTCCGCCGCCACCCATCGCACTCGTGCCGATGCCCATGGCCGAATTGACCGCCGAGGTGACTTCCTTGGCGGCCTTGTCGAAGACGCTGGTCATGGTCGGGGTGACGGTGTCGATCGCCGACTGCAGGTTGCCCGGCGAGTAGGCTGTTTCAATCGACTTGAGGATGATCGGCTTGGCGTAATCGACGGCAGTCGCCCAGGCGGTCGAGAGTGCTGCTGCGATCGCCAGCTCATCGTCAAGGAAGGCGTCCTCGCCGTCCTCTTCGACAATGCCGTCCTCTTTCAGCGCCTGCATCGAGACGTCGAAGTCGAGCTTGCGGGCAACGCCGTGCCAGCGCAGGTTCAGCGCGTCGTTGCAACAGTTGCAATCCTCGGGAACGTCAAGCGGCAATAGGCTGAGCATCGGCGTTCTTCTTTAGAATGTCTCGAAGGTCACCGAGCGCCTGCGCAACCGCGTACTTCACGGCAGCCGGGGCTTCGTCCACTGGCTTCTTGCCCGTGGTGGGCTTCTTGCCGTTGACGGCGTTAGGCTTGGCGGTGCCATCCGTGCCGTCTGTCTTATCCGGGGCATTCGGATCGTTGACGTTGCCACCGGGCGGAACAGGTGCGGCCTCCAGCAGATTGCCCTCGGCGTCGGTCTTCGAGCCGTCGGGGTTGACGATGACCTTGCGCTCGATCGACTGCGTGCCTTCGAGCTTTCCAGCCTCGGCCAGCGCTGCGACGATCTCGAACGGGTAGTTGCCCCAGGGCTCCGAGATGGTATCGATCTGCAGGTCGAAGAATTCGTTGGCCATACGGATGGCAACGTTCGGGGTCATCGCGCCCATCGTGTCGAAGGCGGTCATTGCCTTGATGATCGCGTCGGCGTCGGTGATCTTGGCCTGCTGCGACCGGAAGGCCCAAAACTGGGCGCTATAGGAGGCCAGCACGAACAGGTCCATGACCGAGTCAAACTGGCGGCGCTCCGGCCCGAACACCTGCCCTTCGGCCACCTCGTAGGAGGTCTGCGCGGAGGCAAAGGTGATGTCCTGCGAACGACCAACGAACAGCGGCGGCAGGCGGAAGGCCGAGCGGATTTTCTGCTCGCCGGCCACTTCGTACTTTTCGAACAGTGCGTCCTGCTGCTGGGCATCGCGCAGCGGCTTGAGTTCGATCTTCGGGATTGGCACCTGACCTTCGGTCGCGGCCAGGTCCTCGTCACCGCGTGCTTCGATGAACACCATGCGGTGCATGGAAGCGCGGCCCTTGATCGCGGTCATCTGGTCCTCGATCTGATCGAGCGTGTGCTGGGTGAGCACGCCGCCAGCGACAAGCACGGCCATGGCCGGGACAGCGTTGTCCTTGAAGAAGTCGTAGTTGGTCATCTCGGCCTGACGCGTGCCCATGATCGAGGGGAGCTGGTTGATCCAGCGCGGCACGCCGTAGGGCGACGTCGGGTAGTAGATGCCGGAATAGATGATCTCGGTGGCGCAGTCCTCGAACTTGAGCGCCGTGTTTTCCTGACCTGTCTTCGGGTCGATCTTGCGCGGGTCGCCGAATTCCTTGAAGTAGATTTTCTTCTCGTTGACGATCTGGACGAAGCGGGCGTAGCGCTTGCTGATCACGCTGGTGTCGGAGCCGTCACGCGGCAACTTCACCTCGACCTGGGTGTCCTGGATGTCGCGAGTGGTGCGGCGCATGGTCTGGGCCGGAATATGGAACAGCGAGGTGATGCGCCCCTTGCGATCGCGCGCGGCCTCGATGCAGAAATAGCCCATGGCTTCCTTGTCGAAGCGGGCGCGCTGGCAAATTTCCTGCAGCGAGTAGTCCGGGTTGGGGAATTTCAGCAGCTTTTCGAGAATGACCTTCTCGGCCTGGGCCTCGGTCGACTTCTCCTTGCCGTCGGGACCGATATATTCGAGCTGCCAGCCGTGGCCGTGGCAGTTCAGGACCATCGCGTCGATGCACTGCAGCAGCGAGGAGTTCTCGTAGGGCAGGCGGGCGAGCGCGTAGGGGTTATAGGGCGGCTGCAACACATCGTTGGCGTTACCTACACCTGTAGAGTAATAGGTCGTGAACGGGTCGGTCAGCGCCTGGGAGTTGACGTACTCCTTCATGCGCATCTCGACGCTGCCCTTGTCGTCTTTGTTGCGGATGCTGCGCCGGGTATCACCCACTACGATCTCGGTGGAGCGTGTCCGCTGACGGACTTTTACTTCTTCGGCCACGGCTGCCTCGCTGGATGGTGCTGGAGTTTTGCGGCACCATACTATTTCATCGCGCAGCCTACAAGTCTTAGAGCATCATTGCCCGCTTCGGCGGTGCAACGGGTTGCACCACGGGTGCCGTCCCCTGGTCATAGGGCCGGAGCATCGGCTTGTAGCCCTTGTCAGAAAGCTTGGCTTGGATGTCTTCGAGCACCGTGGGCAGCGATGGGAGGGCGTCGGCCGCGAAGGTAAACGGTGTCAGGCCGAGATGGGCCTTGAGGACCATGACCATATGAGTGCGTGGCTTGATCAGCTCGACATCGTTGCCGTCGAACGCGTCCATCTGCCAGCCGGCCTTAGCCAGCTTCAACAGTTCGCCACGCACAGCGTTGAGCCCGCGCTGCAGAGCATTGCCGAGGCCCTTGCACTTGGCGATCTCCTGATTGATCGTGAACGGCAGACCACGCAGATTGACTGGGTCTGGGTGGGCCTCCGCGACCTCGACGACGACCGGGATGGCGTAGAGCATCGGCATGCGCTCGAAGACGCAGGTGGTCTTGGCCGTCGCGGCGATCACGTAGAGCAGGTGGAAGGCCTTCTGGCTCCGGTAGATCATCACGCGAGAAGCAGGCAGGGCGGAGCGCTCGCTGGTATAGCCCTGCCACTGCGGCTCTGTCATCCAGGCGGGCACGCGGAAGGGGCAGTAGGTCATAGCGTCCTCGCGCAGGCCAAGCGTCATCATCGTCGGCAATTCCATGCCCATATGCTCGGTGGCGCGAATGAATAGATCGACCATAGCGTTTGTCG